CTGTAATTTGAGAACCATATCGGAAATAAATGAGTTCCAGTTCCAGTCATTCGAAAGGTGTGGGGCCCCCTGTTTTACGCTGTGTTGTCAACGTAGAGCTATGTGGGCGGTGTCGCGGTATCTATCGTCCACCTTCTTGCCATGAGTGTTTCACTCCTTGTCTCACTAAGCACAACACGTCTCGACGTGGTGTTGCCTTGGGTTGCGAGTGTGGTAAGACAGTTACTTTCGTTGGACGAAAGAGTGCTGTTGGCACGATTGTGAAGTGTTGTTGTCCCAATCCTTTGCCCGCCCAGTGTTATGGCGGTGTGCGATATTTAACAATTGGTGGACAACTCCAGGGTTTTCCCGACGACCTCCAAGCCCTGAGCGTCAAAAATGTTCTTCCCCCGTGGTATCATCACAATTGGTGGGAGCATCAAGATCTTGCTTGTCGTCGACCGTTTCTGCGGTCAGGCCGACCTTGCCCTCAGTATCGTCCACATCCAGCTTGGATGTTGACGGTCGAGTACAAGTTGCATCAGGCCATGATGACTTACAACAACATGGCGTTTACCAGGCGAGTGGCGGAGGATTGCGCGCCCAATGTTCCCGAGTTCGCAGGTTATGCTGTCAACACCAACGATGGCCTGATGCCTGCGACTGCCCCAGTGAGTGTTACCGGTGGTCACACTCTTCTATCAAGTGTTGTCTCTACACCAGCTGTCCCTGTGTCAGCTGGTAGTGACGTCGCTTGGGCTGATCTCGGTGAGCGTTTAGCGCGGTTGCGGTTTGTGGAGGAGGTTACGCAACGTGTCGGTGAGTGGTGTGCGGCCGTTACATCTGCTGCCCCGTCTGCATCCGGGTCTGATGCCTGTTCTGTGGTTTCCTCGCCCGCGGAACTTGTTGAGTTTGAAACTGGTTGGCCTGCAGTCGTCGATTTTACTCCACTGTTGTGTGTTGAGGAACTCGAAACTGCTCCTACTCCGCCGAGCGTTACTCCATCTACGCTCGATGCTATTGCTGCTTTTTGTTTGGCTTATCCAACTCCTAGCGTTACTGGTGTGTCCACCCCTGCTTTGGTGTGGCGCGCCCTTACTGCTAGTGAGTTTGGTGATCTTCCCCCTCCACCACCAGGGTTTGGAGATCTTCCTCCCCCACCAACTGGGTTTGAGGACGTCCTTCCACCACCATCTGGGTTTGAGGACGAGCAGCCAGTACAAGAGCAGCCAGCACAAGAGCCGGCGCCAGTATTGTATGGTCCACATGGGTTTCAAGTGGATGAGAGGATTGTAGCAGATTGTTTGGGCAATTTTCATCGAGTCTGCTCCGCGCGACGGTTTCCACCACCTTTGCCATTCGCGCGTTTTGCCCCTGTCCCCCCTCCACGAAGACGGTTTCGTGGCCCTCCCGGCTTTCCCTTCCCTGAGCTCAGCCCATTTGGGTTATCCGCTGCGGCCGTTGTGCCGCCGCGAGAGGCCTCGATGGGTGTGCAGACGGACCCGATTTTTCGGCGAGTTCCGCCTGTGCGGCGAGTTAAGAAACGTGCTCCTGAAACACCCGTGCGGAGCGTACGTTGGGTTAGCCCTGTTGTTGCCGATTCGGCTGTCCTTAATCCCCTTCTGAACGACCATTTGCTCTACCGATATCTTGCAGGGCAGGTCATGTTCAAACCACGCGATTTAAGTAGCTTAGTTTATCTTAAGCAGCTTGCGCTTGATTGGTATGAGCGGCAAGGTTTAGAGCCTGACGTCGGACTCATAGGGGTTATAGTTGTACAGCTAATGGGGATGACTGATGTTGAGCGCACATTGCAAGCTCCATTATGGGAGGGGCGTAAGAGTCTTAAACAAACTCGACGTATGTGGGGTTTTGGCAGAAAGAAGAAAACTTTCTGGCGCGCGCGTAAGTGGATGGGACTGCAAAGTCATTGGCAGTTGCCCACTGTTCCAATCAAAGTGGGAAACGCGCGCTAGCCGTTCGGCGCTGTGAGGTTGTTGCAGGAATCCTCGCCGACGGCTGTGTCATCACAAAAATTCCTGCGCTTACCTCCCGAGTTTCTATCAGGGAGGGTGCTGTGCTGCTACAAAGCCGCATCTGTTTGTCCACCGACAAGCTGCCATTGACTGGCTGCTACGCCCATGGGTTACGTCTCCACGATGTTAGACTGGAGTTGATCACATTGGTCAATCGTCATCTCGTAAAAAGACCTATACCTGTGGATGCAGCAGTTATCGCAATGCGGGGGTTCTTTCATTCTCACCCTCCTCCACAACTACTCATTATGAGTGCTGGTGGTGTGTTAGCAGGTCGTAGTGGATTACGTGGTCGCCGTTACATGCGTGGGTTTCAACAGTTATTCACGAGGGGTTTGCGGAGATCAGATGCTAAGGTTTCAATGATGTTGAAACTTGAATTGTCGCCTATTGATAAACTGCGTTCAAAGGAAGATCGGGCTATACAATATCGTAGTGTTGTTTATAATGCTGCCCTTTCTAAATTTCTTGTTCCCTTTGAACACTGGTTCCTTAGGCAATCTTTCGGCAATCGTGGCTTCCCGTGCGTTATGAAAGGGATAAATAATCTTGCTATGGGTCATATCATCTATGATGCTTGGCAGTCCTTTACGCAACCTATGGCGCTTCTTTTGGACCATTCACGGTTCGATAGTTGTGTTTCCATACAGCATTTGCGTCTTGAGCATGCATATTATCTTGCTGCTTTTCGCGGGAATCGACGACTTGCGTGGCTTTTGCAGCAGCAGTTGCGCAACTTTGGCGTTAGTAGGGGAGGGATTGTGTACCGTACCGTCGGCAAGCGCATGAGTGGTGATGTTAACACCAGTCTTGGTAACACGCTTATAAATCTAGCTGTTATGCGCTCTGTGCTTGGTGACGATGGCGTCTTGTTTGTCAATGGTGATGACAGCGTGTTTATTTGTGAGAGGCGCCCTTTTGACGATGGGCAGCTTATTTCCTTGTTTGTTGACTACGGGTTTAATACCGAGGTCCTTTATGCCTGGCGTCTCTCCGATATCGACTTTTGTCAAACAAAGATGTGTGTTCTATCTACCGGTCCACAACTCTTGCCCAATCCGTTTAAGGTTTTAGATAAAATCTGTCTTAGTGCACGACGTGTACCTCTTGCCTTGCGTCCTGGGCTTCTGAAAATGAAGTGTCTTAGTGAGCTATGGCAGAGTTATCATTGTCCTGTGCTTGCCCCTTTGCTTTGGCGTATTGCTTCTTCCATACCAGACCGACCGCGATTTGAGTCTGATGAGGAGATGCGTGTCATGCGCACTCTCCTCATTCATGATTCGTGCGAGGAGCCATTCGATGATCCCTCCGATTGTGCGATATACTGCGTCAGCTTTGGTGTTGACGCAGATGTGTTGCGCTCTTGGTTTTGGCCGTCTGTGTTCAAGGAATGTGAAACATTACGCAATTTTATACCACGAGTAAAGGAGTTTATACCAACAGACAAAGATTTTATCGACCCTGATTCGCACTTACCTAACCTTTATTTGAGTGATATCCGCTGGAAACCGCGTGATCGATTCTCGAACGAAGTTGCATTTAAGTGGGATTTTAACGTTGATTGTTACTAATGCCAGGTGAGCGCTTGCCACGACGTAGGCGAGCGCGGCAGAAGAGGAAGAAGGAGGTGGTAGTTGTGACCCAGCCAGCACGTGCCCCCCGCCGACGGCGTCGGCGTGGGCGTGGCCGTATTGGTAAAGGGTTAGGTGCTACCAGGGAGGGCATGCAGTTTCTGCGAGCTGTACTTGCGCCTTATGATTTCGCCCAGGATGGATGTGCTGGTGTACCTGACGAATATTCAGGCCCAGCTTTCCCCGCACAACAACGCGTGGTCAACGTGTTTTCTGGTGATGCTGTATCAGATACATTCTTTGCTATTTTGCCCACTCCACAGGTTGCCTTTTGGAAGTGTTTATCGGCTGTCGGACTCAGTAATTCTTCTGTGTTTACTGGTGTCCCATTTCCGCAACAACAAGCGGTTCGTGCAGCTGAGTCTAGCGGGTCTTTGGGCACTGCATCCATGATACGCGTTATTGGCCTTGAGGTTGAAATCAAATCTACTGGACCAGCATTGACAACATCTGGCGTGCTTTATGGTCGTAAGGCCGAAATGCGCCTTGCGGAGTCCAAACAGGTTGAGGTGAAGCCAATTTTAACTGGCACTGTTAAGGTAGTTGACGACAGTTTAGTCCCTGAGGGTCTGGTCAGTAATTTTACTGGCATGACCGTTGCGCCTCATTATACTGGTACCATTCGTACTGGTTATTTTGCGGTTGCCGCACATCGCGGTCCTTGGACGTTCGCCGAACCGATCGATCTACGTGGTAGTCCTGAAGTTAGCATTCCCAACAGCGAGGTTTCCCCCACTGATGGTGTGCTTACTGTCTCTTCCACTGATTTGTCGTTGCTTGGCGGGTCCTTTGATTGGTATGATCCTGGAATGCAGGGGATTTTCATCCATATCCCCAAGAATGTCGCCACCAACCAGTACACGCTCGAAGTAATAATGCAGTTAGAAATCAAGCCCTGCTCCTCTTCTTTCTTTGCTAATCTTGTACGTCCGAGTCCTACCCATGATCCATTCGCAATTGCAGCGTATGAAAAGCTAGCTGAGGTATTGCCTCACGGAGTCACTGCTGCTCAAAATGCAAACTTTTGGCAGCATATTCTGTCGCTCGCGAAAACCGGCGGATTTATTTTCGGCCGTGTTCCCGGGCCTGTCGGGTTATTGGGTAGTGGTGTGGAGAGTCTTGCTACGGGATTGGAGGCTTTGCTTTTCCCCGAGGGAGACGATTGATTTAGTGTCCTTAACAACTCTGTACGTTAATTGGTTCTTTCCTGTTCTTCTCTGGTTGCCGCTGCCGTTCAGCGACCTTCATCGGTTTGACCGTGGCGCGATGAAGTTTTTGGCTAGGGTTGGGTCCGGACTGCCGGCTCTAGTTAATCGAAATGGTTGCCCCAGTCCCGCTGGC